ACATCTACCATTTGGTATACGTCAGCTGCGTTTGGTGCTGCAGTTATTGTGATTTTTCCCTTTCTAACACCTACATTTCCACTTGGAAAAGGCTTGAAAGATTGGTTACCACTAACCATGTCACTTGTAAAAGTTGCCATAATTTCACCTTTAGTTGTTATGTTACCCAAAATTAGGTAACATCTATAGTCATAAAGGCACAATACCTTTTTGTCAACTAATTAAGGAGTAATTAAATGACACCACCCAAGTATGTATATGTAAAACGCAATCCTGTGCATCCTTATACATACAATGATCCAACCGATTTACCTTATATACAATGGAAATACGTCCGTATATCAGTAGCTTACACCATGTATACCAGTAAACAAATTGGTTGGGAACGTGCAAAACGTAGCGAGTACGAAGATTGGTGTATCAAAATAAAAAAATTCAAGGAGGAACTATGAAAGTACAAATATTAATTAAAAATTCTAGATGGGGACATGATTACGAAGTAGTTAAAGCAGATGCTTTTTTTAATAATAAAAATTTAGAAGAAAATTATCGTCAACAAAAAGAAGACGATTGGCATCATTATTTACGTGACGATGGTGTTAAAGTAACAGAAGATGATTACGTTGAATGGTATGGCGATCATCAACCAATACAATTAGAAGTTCAGGAGGAACTCTAATGCAAAAAATTTATTTAGATTTCGAAACTTATTACGATGTGCAACTGTCGCTTACAAAGATGTCAACAGTTCAATACATTAACCACACAGATTTTAAAGTCTGGGGCGTGGGAATAAAGGTTGAAAATAATGAAACCGAGTGGTACTCAGAAGATGAAACCCCCTCCGTTTTGGAACAAATTGATTGGAGTAATACTGCCGTCGTTTGTCATAATACATTATTTGATGCTTATATTCTTACACAATATTTTGGGTACAAGCCTGCGTACTATTACGACACAGCGGCCATGAGTCGGGGTTTGTATCCAAATATGTCTGCTCGACTAAAAGATTGCGTCGTGCGTGAATTCCCATCTCGAACCGATTTACGTAAGGGAGAAGAATTAGTTAACGCTAAAGGCGTGCGTGATTTAGATCCTCACCTTGACGCAGAAATAGGCGGATATTGTATCCAGGATGTCGACTTGACGTACGAGCTCTTCCAAAGTTATGTACGTAATTATCCAAACAAAGAACTAGATCTAATAGATCTTACTGTACGTATGTTTGTAGAACCAAAACTTATATTGGACCGTGGACTACTAACAACTTATAAAGATGAAATAACAACGCGCACAGAAGCTGCAATCCAGGACTCAGGTGTAACACGAGAGGTTCTAGCATCACAAGTAAAATTTAAAGAATATCTCGAATCATTAGATATTGTAGTACCTACGAAAAAAAGCCCTACAACAGGTTTACAAATACCTGCATTCGGTAAAAATGACAGCGCTTACATACAAATGTGTAACATGTATCCAGAACATTCGTGTATATGGGAAGCCAGAGAGCTAGTAAAATCACGTATTGAAGAGACTCGTGCTCAAAGATTTATTGACTCTACTAACCCTGACGGTACATTCAGCGTACCACTACGTTATTATGCTGCACATACAGGCCGTTTTGGTGGTTCGGACAAAATCAATTTGCAGAACTTGCCAAGAGGATCAACACTTAGGCGTGCGATTATGGCTCCCGAAGGACAACGACTGTACATAGCTGATCTGTCTAACATTGAAGCACGTATGCTTGCCTGGCTGGCTAAAGAACACGAACTCGTGCAAGCTTTTGCCACAGGCCGTGATGTATATTGTGAATTTGCTTCACAAATATATGGCCGTGCAATTACAAAAAACAATAAGCTAGAAAGATATGTAGGTAAAACAGCTATACTCGGTCTGGGGTATGGAATGGGAGCCGATAAATTTAAACTAACACTTAAAACTGGTTCTCCTTCTGTTGATATATCTGATTCTGTAGCACAAAACATTGTTATGCAGTATCGTGGTATGTATCCCAACATTCCCCGACTTTGGTCCGGAATGAAAGATGCACTTTTCCAAATGGTAAACCCACGTGGTGTAGGTTTAAAATATGGACCTCTTACTATTAACCGAAAAGCTCTTGAGTTACCAAACAATATGTCACTTAAATATCCAGAACTGCGTTTTCAAGGAGGCCAATTTGTGTACGATACTAACAAAGGTACTTTTATACGCACACACGGCCCTAGAGTTACAGAAAATGTAGTTCAAGCACTTGCTCGTATAGTTATTACAGATCAAATGCTAGACATACAAACATTACCTGAAGTAGACCTAGTCATGCAGGTACACGACGAAATTATAGCTATTGGCTCTAAAGTAGATGCTGATGCTACAATGGATAAAATTATCCAAATAATGCGTACACCTCCTGAATGGTGTGGCGATTTACCGCTCGACGCTGAAGGTGGCGTAAGTAAAATATATGACAAATAAAAACTTAATACTCACTAGAAAAACAGGCGATCGTGTAATAGTCCATCAAAACGGACGTAAATTATGTACGATAACTATAACCAATATCTCAACTGCGCAATGCAAATTAGGCTTCGAAGCCGATAAATCTGTACGTATAGATAGAGAGGAAGTATACTTAGATAAGGAGATTTAAATATGGAAATTGTTTTCTTAAAAGCCAAGAAACCTTTATCCAAAGAAATATCAGAAGAGGGAGTCAAACCATATCCACTTATAAAGAATTTTAGTTCTGAACATTATGATATATCTGTAGACAAAAAAGGTTTTAATAAATTATATAAATTACTTACACAACAAGCCGCAGCTGGAGCTTGTTTACACAAAGGATTACTTAAACGTCCACTTAATGATGAGCCCAGAGCTTTTATGTGTGATCGTACTGCAACTACAGAATTACTTGTAATAGATATAGACGGTCTTCCGTACAAAACAGGTAATGTTGGTATTGGTACTGTCGCGGAACAAATAGTTTTACAATTACCAGAGTGTTTTCATAATGTAAGTTACATTGCCCAAGCTAGTGCTTCTTTAGGTTTTAAAAAGAATACTGTGTCAATGCATCTATTTTTTCTTTTAGACATGCCTGTACATCCAAAAACTTTAAAAGATTTTATTCGCATGGTAAATTATGACAGCAATTTTCTTGCTGAACAAATAACCTTATCAGCTAATGGTCAAAGTTTATCTTATATATTAGATCCTTCAGTAACAGATAATAGTAAATTAATATACATAGCTCCTCCTACTTTTGTAGGGGTAGAAGATCCTTACTTAAATGAAAGATTTGTTAAAGTTGACCGTGGTTCGCCAACTCTTGAGATCTCCTCTTCTTTAATTGGTGTAAATCCTGAAAAGGTACACACCCTTGGTTTGCAGATTAAAGATAATCTTAGGAAGAAAAACAACCTTCCAAAAAGAGTAGGTAAAGTAACTACGGTCAACGTCTCAGGAGAAGCACATGAGGTGTTACAAAACCCAGACAAAATGACCATCCAAATCTCTCGTGTGTCCGAACCTTTTGTTAACTGTAATGTAAACAATGGTGACAGCGGTGCATATTATTTTGTATTGACTAACCCACATTACATGTACAACTTTAAAGGAGAACCTGTTTGGGAAATAGAAAAAGCAGATCCTGATTTTTATCGCAGTATCTTTGAAATATTTGCAGATAAAATAGATACAGAATCTAAAAAGAAACCAATCGTATTACGTGATTTTTTTACAGATACATATTACAACGGAGTGTATGATGAAACAAAACAACAATTTGACGATGAGTACCCGCTCACGCCCACCGCTAAAAGCAGTGTTAATGATTTCCTTAAGTCTCATGGTCGCCCTACCATGGATTTTGTTCCAGATGCTCGTGTTGTTTTTGATCCAAGCAGTGATAAAGGTGTGGACTTGGAGACCGTTCCATACTCAGTAAATTTATTTAGGCGTACACCTTATATGTTACGAGCAGAAGAAAATGTAAAAGAACTTTCATATGGTGAAGCAATTCAAATAGCAAAAGTTGCACCTAATTTTTATAAACTTATGATGCACGCACTTGGTAACGGTAAACCAGAATTTGAACATTTTATAAATTGGTTAGCTTATATATACCAATACAAAAAGAAAACAATGACTGCATGGATATTTACGGGCATACCAGGGACTGGTAAAGGCTTGTTTGTACATAAAATACTTAAACCTTTATTTGGTGAAATGCAAACGCCAATGAGAGCATTAGAAAATATAGAAGAACAATTTAATTTATATATGAGAACAGCATTGTTTTTAGTAGTTGATGAGTTTCGTATGGCTGATTCAGGATCTGTAGGGCGTATGGCCGATAAACTTAAACATCAAATTACAGAACCTAATCTTACAATACGTGCAATGCGTACTAATCAAATAGAGTTGCCATCTTTTACAAACTTTTTATTTCTTACAAACAGAGCAGATGCAGTCAAGATAGAAGACAGCGACAGAAGATACAACGTAGCTCCTAGACAAGAACAGAAAATAGAAGAAACGCATCCAGAGTTATTACAAAATTTAAATACGTTGGAACCAGAGTTGTATATTGTTGCAGGCATATTACAAAAATTTAAAGTTGATGCACGTATGGCACATACAGCTTTAGAAAACGATGCAAAAAAAGAAATGAAAGAAGTATCTATGTCTATTATAGAAGAGTTTGCAAATGCAATACGTACACGCAACCTTGAGTATTTTGCAGACGTATTAGATATACCACTTGCAAATACATTTGACGCAGGTGGTATTAGCACAGCACAAAGATATCTTAAAGATTGGTTAGCTGGTGTAGGACAAGAACAAGTTATACCTTTAGCTCACTTTAAAGTTGTATACGATGTACTTACAGATAGTCGTAATACTTTATCACAACGAGAGTTTTCTAAACGTATGTCACGACTAAATATTAAAACTGCACGTAAACGTATTAGTAAAGATCGTGCAGCTGGTATACCCCGTGGGGTTGTGTTGACATGGAAAATAGATAATAATGTTTTACAACAGTTAATAAAAGAACATTTTGACGAAAGGGATTTAAACTTATTAGATAATGGACAATCTAACGCAACCCAATCGTCCAGACCTAATAGCAACAGTTGAGGTCACGGAGGATATCGAACTAGGGCTAGTACCTGCATGGTCATACTCCGCCTTAAAAACCTTTGAATCTTGCGCTTATCGCACTTACATTTCTAAAGTAAAACGTGTGCAAGAAGACTATGGACCTGCAGCAGAACGCGGTACGCGTATACATGATCAGGCAGAACAATATGTACGTAGCGAAATGTCTGAATTACCAGATTCACTCAAGAAATTTTCACAAAAATTTTTAGAGCTAAAACAACTTTTTGCAGATGGAAAAGTCCAAACTGAAGGAGAATGGGGGTTTACCTTATCCTGGGAACCAACAGGTTGGATTTCTCCTGACACTTGGGCACGTGTAAAATTAGATGCATTCGTACAAGAAACAGATACATCAGCTCGTGTAATAGATTACAAAACAGGTAAACAACTTGGCAATGAAATTGCGCACAGCCAACAAGCTTTAATATATGCAATAAGTACTTTTTTTATGTTTCCAGATTTAGAAATACTAAACACAGAACTTTGGTATTTAGACCACGGTACAACTATGGAACAAACATATACGCGAGATGAAGCTATGCTTTTTATGCCTAAGCTACATGAGCGAGCAATAACTATGACTACTGCTACTAAATTTCCACCAAACCCTAGTACATATAACTGTAGGTGGTGTTCTTTTGGTAAAGGTCAAGAACCCCATTGTGAATGGGGAATAAGTTAAGTATAATTAACATTACATAAGCGTTCACCCAAATAACACCGAACGCAATGGTGGAGTATAGATGATAAATAATAATATCCCTGCGCCTTACGCGCATCAAAAAACCACAACTGATTTTATTATAAACACCAAACAGTGTTTAATTACATCAGATCCTGGTACTGGCAAAACACGAGCCGTGCTCGATGCACATGCTGCACTCGGGGGTCGCACGTTAGTTCTTGCTCCTCTTTCTATTCTTGAAGCCGCATGGGGAGAAGACATAAATAAATTTACCCCTGGGCTTACATATGGAGTTGCGTATGCAAAAAATAGAGAAAAAATATTTAAAGATACTAGCTTTGATATAGTTATAACTAATTTTGAAGCTGTTAACTTTTTACAAAAAAATCCACAATATTGTAAACAATTTAATAATATTGTTATCGATGAGTTTACAGCTTTTAAAAATCGTACAGCTAAACGTAGTAAAAGTCTTGCAAAAATTATCGGACATTTTACAAATAGAATTGCTATGTCAGGCACTCCTAACAGTAATACTATTTTAGATATTTGGCACCCAACTTACTTAATAGATAATGGTAAACGTTTAGGTACAAGATTTTATGCTTTTAGGCATCAAGCTTGTACACCAAAATTTAATGGTTTTGCTAATGAATGGATAGATAAACCCGGTATAGAAGAAACTATAGCAGATAGATTATCTGACATATCTATACGATTTGCTTTATCAGATTGTATAGATCTACCAGACAATATTGTACGTACTATTAATACAAAACTAACTCCTAATATACAAAAACAATATAAAACATTAGCTGAAGAATCAGTCCTGTACACTAAATCAGGCACAGTTAATGCAATCAACGCTGCTGCTCGTGTCAAAAAACTGTTACAACTTGTGACAGGCGCCGTGTACGACGAAGATGGTGTGGTCCAGTTTGTACACCAAGAACGTTACGACATAGTCATGACTCTTGTAGCACAACGTGCACATAGTCTTGTAGCATTCAATTGGAAGCACGAACGTGACGCGCTAGTAGATTTAGCTAACAAAGAAGGTATTACATATGACATTATTGACGGCACAGTACCAGCAGAAAAACGTAAAAATATAGTTGCTAGATATCAAGCAGGTCAAATACGTGTGTTGTTTTGTCATCCACAATCAGCTTCTCATGGTTTAACACTTACTCGTGCAAACACTGTAATCTGGTGTTCGCCTACGTACAATGCTGAGCATTACCAACAATTTAATCAGCGTATATACAGAGCAGGTCAAACACAAAAGACCGAAACAATACTTATCCAAGCAAGAAATACTTGGGAACCTGAAGTATACAAAAAACTTAATACTAAGTTAGGTCGTATGGAAAACTTATTACATATCTTAAAGGAGGTATCATGAAAAAATTAAATGATTTATTAGCAGAAACAGCTAAAGTTCGTAATCAAATTAAAGTTGTGCAATCAGAAGAAAAACTTCTTAAATCACAACAACGCGAACTAGAAAGTCAAATATCTATTAGGATGCAAGAGCAAGGACTCGACAAGATTTCTAATGATATTTGTACAATTTCACTTAAAAATGAGATTGTGCCAACTGTAGAGGACTGGGACCAATTGCATGAGCATGTAACTAAAACTAATCAATTTGAGTTATTGCAAAAACGCGTGTCTGCAACCGCTTACAGAGAACTTATAGCATCTGGTATAGATGTACCTGGTGTTAAAAGTACGGAGTTGACCCGAATAAATTTTAGGTCAGCATAATATTAATATTAGATAAAAAAGGAGAACGTTCTATGTCTAATGATATAAGTATAGTAACGAGCAATATGCCTGCTCATGTAAAACAAGGCAACAACCTGGGTAATGAAAACATTAGCTCAGAACATTTATCTACTCCACGTTTGAAACAGCTGCAGCAGTTATCAAATGAAGTAGATGAAAACCACAGCGAGTATATTGATGGCGCTAAAGTTGGCGACTTCATTAATACTGTAACTAAAGAAAACTACGGTAAAGAACTTTATCTAGTTAATGTGCACTTCAAAGAAGAATTTGTTGTGTGGAAACAACTAGAAAAAGGTGGCGGACTTGTAGGTACATTTCCTACACAAGATAAAGCTTTAGAACATTTAGAAAGCGAAAGTCTTAAGGTAGAAGATTATGATATAAACAGAACTCAAACTCATACTTTGTTAAAAGTAAATGAAAAGTCAGGTGATATATCAGAAATACCTTTCTTATTTGATTGCGCAATTTCTAAGTTAAGAGTATCTAGAGAATGGAATACTCAAATTATGAAATTAGGTGGCGATAGATTTGCTTCTTTATGGAAAATGGCTTCAGTTCAAACTGCTAATAAAACAGGACAACGATTTATGAATATCGCTGTATCTAATGTAGGTTGGTTAAAAGAAGAAACTTATAATGTAGCAAAAAGTTTTTACGAAAAGACTTTTGCTAACAACTCCTAGATAAGTATTCGTACGGGTGCGAACCATCTCTTCGCACCCAAGTACGTATGCTATACTCTTTATGTGCAAGAAAAGGAGTTCATAAACAAAGTGCATAAGCACTTGTCTAAAAAAATTTATCGTTGGAAGATAAATGATCCATATCATGGCGGTGTGCCTGATACTTATTACTCAGGCCCTAATGATCATTGTTGGATAGAATATAAATACAAAGATAAATTACCACTAAAAGAAACATCTAAAATAAAAATTAACTTATCACAACAACAAAGACTTTGGTTAATGCGTCAAGCAGAACATGATGTATATACATACGTAGTATTTGGTTCTGGAGATCTTGTGTACGTAACTGAAGATTTTAAACTTAAAGAAATTACTTTAAAAGAATTTAATAAAAACGCAGTTCCATTTAAAGATTTTATACAAGCACTTACAAAACACTGTTTAGGAGACACAAAATGACAGATATGGTTAACTCACCACCTCACTACAACATGGGAGGCATAGAATGTATAGATGCAATAGAAGCTAGTATGACACCAGAAGCTTTTAAAGGTTACTTAAAAGGTAACATACAAAAGTATATGTGGCGATATGAAGCTAAGAAAGGGGTCGAAGACCTTAAAAAAGCAGAATGGTATCTAAACAGACTACTTAAAACCTTAAAAAAAACTAAAATTGTATAGAAGCCACGGAGAAGCTCTCTAACGCATTACACATGTTTTTGATGTCTGCACAAGGACCATGTGCTTAAAACGTCTTACAATAAATACTGTGAGGTCATTTTCTCTTAAAAGACCTATTTTTTGATCTATGTTGTAAAACTACGTTACTTCGTGAATTATTTGCAGGATTTCCATCTATATGGTGTATATCTATTTGACTTCCTTTCCTAACCCTACCTTCTTTTAACATTTGTCTACGTATTTTATTACGAGCAGCACGTCTTTTCTTTTGTTCAGGAGAAGAATGGTAGTTTGCATATTCTCCTTTATAGTTTCTAGCCATCTATATAGTATACACCTTCAAAGCTTTTGTTTTACCTTTTACTTTTATCGTATCGTGTAAGCAACATTTGTCTATCTTCTGTGCTGTACGTTCTCCAATCAATATATCTACACCCGCTTCTTTAGTTGCACTCTCTAATCGTGCAGCTATGTTCACAGCATCTCCTATTGCTGAATAATCAAATCTAGTATCACTACCCATATTACCTATTATTGCTTCGCCAGTATTTATACCTATACCTATAGCTATTGGCTCAGGTAATTCAGTTTGTAACATACGTATTGCTATTCGTATGTCCTGGCCACAGGCGACAGCACGTTTTTCATGTTCATCTAAGTTTAGGGGGGAGTTAAAGATAGCCATGCATGCGTCGCCTATGAACTTATCAACCATACCCCCGTGTGCTTGTATGCATTTGACTTGTTCAGTAAGAACTTTATTCATAATTTTAGTAACTTGTTCTGGTTCTAATTTTTCAGATAAGTTTGTAAATCCTCTAACGTCAGTAAATAAAAACGTACAAGTTCGCTTTTCACCTCCTAACTTAAGTAACTTTGGATTATTTTGTAATCGTGCAACTTGTCTAGGATCTAAGTAATGCTCAAACTGTTTTTTAATTAACTGTCGTAGCTTAAACTGCTCATTAAATCTTAAATAAAATTCTTGTATAGATATAAGTATAGCTGATAATATACTATAAGTTACATCTATAAGTATATTAGATGTAATTAAATACCAACCACCGACCGCGGTCAACGACACGAGGCCCACGGTCCCTACTATGGTTCCGACCAACCCAAATGTACGTATTATAAATATTGTTAATAGTAATACTGTTACAAGTATAAGTAATTCATATAGTAGTGCAGTGCCTGGTATTGCTGGTACGTTTACGGTCATGCTTTCAGCTAACGCAGCTTGTACATGGTGGGGGTACAATAACCCAACTGGCGTAGCTATTTGAGGCATTACACCTTTTGCACTTACCCCTACAAACACAAACTTATCTTTTACATTCATCTCATCTAAACTAGTGCTTGGGGTGTCAATCCAAGAAACCCACCTACGCCCAATGCTATCTACGGGTATCTGTGCATACCCAGCTACAGTAAGTTCTTCTATTTGGCCTTGCTGTCCTTTAATTATGTAAGTATCTGCACCTGCCAGCATTTTGATAACCTGCACACCAAAGGATGGAGTCCAACCATCTGGAGTTTGAAGCAACAAAGGTAATCGTCTTACTAAATTATCTACATCAGTTCGTGCAACTGCCAGCCCCTGGTAAGCAGACTCTGCTAGCACGGGCACATTTCCAATAACACCTTGAGATTCAATACCTTGTATAGGTTCTCCGTCTCCTAATATAACTGTGCCTGTAGTTGGTGCGTAAGAAGCCCCTCCTTCAAAGGTAGCAATGACACTTGGTATCTGTAAAAGTGCATCTGCAAATGCTTGATCGCCACTAAATCTATCTTCTTGTGGGAAAGCAACAACCCAACCAACTCCTACCGCACCTGCTTCCATAAGGTTTAATTGAATACGTGCAAGATCCTGACGAGGATATGGCCAACCGCCCGCAAGTGCTACATCTTCTTCTGTTATATCTAACGTGGTAAACCAGCCAGAAGGATCTGGTGTTTGTACGAGGGCGTCAAATGTTTTTAGTTTAAGAACTTCTAATGCTTGCCAGTTAAAAAGTAACGGCACACAAAGTATAGGTATGCTAATTAACGAAATCCATTTCTTCACCTTATCCTCCTTGAGTGATTGTTATAATAGAATCTCCTCCACCATTAATTTTAACAACGTTAGAAACTCCATCTTGTATAAATATTACTGTATAAGACTCACTTCCATTTACATCTAGTTGTACAGACTCACTTACACTTCTTCTTAAGCTTACTACATTTCCTGTTATTAATGTAGTAATTTGTGTATCAGGGTCTTTGCCCAACAAAGTCCCAGTTATTTGCGTGCTGGTGGCTTGTGCTAGCTGGTCTTCTTCCTCTGCGACAGCTAAAGCATCTAATACATTCAACAGATCTTCAAGATAGTTGACATCTAAAAAGTTTATATCTAGTTCTGTAAACTCTAAATCATCTTCACCTAAGTAATCTACATCTAAATAATCAATATCAAGTTCGTTAAAATCCAATACGCTTTCGCTTTGTGTAGCTGTGGACTCTTCTGTGGATAACTTTTCTTTCTCAGGTGGTGTAACAATCAACATATTGTCTATAACATCAAGAGTTAAATCTAAAATAACTGGTTTAGTTGGGGCTGATTCGTATACAGAAACGGTAGTAGCCTGGTATGGTTTGTTCAGTAAAACCGTGCCCATAGCGGTAACTACCTCTATTTCACCACTAGATAATCCATAAGGGTCAGGTAGTAAAATAATTAAACTACGGCCTAGCTCATCTACTGTAGCAGTAAAGTCTGTACCCCTAATTGCTATGTCAGCTGTGGGTGTGGATAACTTTATATTGCTCTTGTTTATTTTGTTTAAATTACTACTAATAAACCTAGCTGTGCCAAGGCCAAAGGTAAGGGCCATTTTTGACTTACTTGGGTCAGGGTCGAATACATACTCTGTGATAACCAACTTAGAGTGCTCAGTTAGTTTTACTATAGAATCATCAAGAAAGGTGATGGCCATACGGCCGTCTCTAGTAATAGCTTCATCATTGCTTTGTATAGCAAATTTTAAATTAGCGTCGTACGGTTTGTCTCTTACTATTTGAGCTGAACCATTTAGCTCAGATATATCTCCAATATTAGCAGCTTGTGCTTGTACCTTGGTCGTTTTGAACGACACAAACAGTAGAAGAAGCGTTGCCACCAATTGATATAATTTTAAGCCAGTCATTATCTTGGGTACTCAGTTGTTGAATATTAAATGTTCTTTGTCCACCTGTATGGTCTAAGTAAAAATATCCACCAGCTGATGCATTCACACCTGTACCTGTATAAGTAACCGCATTGTCTGAACCGTCTATATCCATATAGTTAGTTGCCCCATCAATATTTATATTTGATGTAACTGTGTTGTTAGAACCTTGAATAATCCAATCTAAATCTAAACTAGCTGCTAAAGCAGTAGTGCCTTGGTTTAAGGTAAATGTGTTACCACTACCTGTAACTGAAACGTTTTGATTAGAACCGTTAGCTCCGTACGTGTTGGTTGGATCAACCTGAATAGTGAACGTGTTCGTAGAACCAGTAAAATTATAAACACCAGTAAAACTGTCTGCTAAAATATCACCAAGAAACTTGTTAGTGTTTCCAATCATATTTATGTCTAAAGTTAGACCCGTGCCGTCTAAATCAAACGCAGTCAAATTGCCTGCTGTAGATTGTAAACCGCCTATGATGTTAGAAATACCTAGTTGTTCTAGGTCTATGTTAGCGCCAGTACCTGACTGGTCAACATATATCTCGTTGTCTGCTCCAGTAACTCCTATACAAAAAACAGCAAGTAGACTTATAAGCTTGTTTTTCATAATAATTATTCTACCTCTTCAATTTCATCTTGTCTATTCCAATATTTTTTCTCATATCCAAGATTAACTATTTCTAATATACCGCCTTCAATCGCTTTCATTAAAGCAATTGTAGATGACTCGTTTCTAGCATTACCAAACTCTACCTCTACTAGTTCTGTCCCAGCTTCTATAAATCTAAACACATCTTCAGATCTACCATAACTAAATATAGTTTTTTGACTTAACACCTCTAATAAAACCTCACCTGTAGCTACAGAAACCATACGTAAACTTACAGTAATGTTATCTTCTCTATACTGCACACTGCTACCTATGCCAAGATACCTAGCTCCTGATCCACCACTTTCTAAATTAGCTTCGTAGGATATAACAGCACCTTCTATTAGTATGCCTGCAAATAATAAAGGCGCTAATTGTTTTTTCTTTTCTTCTTCGGTTGCAAATTGTTCTCTAGCGCTACGAATCAGCTGTCTTTCCTTTGTGAGGTTGTCCAGTCCTACCCGTTCAACTACCCTAAAAAATTGACCATTGCCTGCATGTTTAAGGGCTCTTATAAGTAGTGCGTTGGGTTGTTGAGTAATAGCAGTACTAAATAAAGCAAACTCGCTATTGCTTTTTCTTTGTCCTGTTTGGTCGGTAAAGGCGGTAGGGTATACAGCTACTACTGGGCTTACTTTTGGTATAGGTACATTTTTAAGTTCAGCAGACTGCAGGCTTTGAATGTTTACAACATTATATGCAGAAAATCTATTCTCATAAGTGTCTTCAAGTTGGTCGAGTGTGGAGCAACTAGAAAGTAAAAGTACCAATAGGTATTGTGATTTCTGTAACTGTGCCATCTGCTTCCGTTATTTTTAAGGTTAGTGTTACGCCATCGCTAGTATACTCTATAGTGTTACCTTCTAGGGTTATAGTACCTTCTGTGCTTGGCGTTTCTCCAAACAAGTTATTTACTAACTGCCTTGATAACTCTGCGTATACTCTTGATTCTAGGTTACGCATAAATCTTGCAAGGGTAGAGTTTTCTTTTTCTCTTTCCATTTCTTCTTGTAAAGCTTTTATCTCTTCTTTAATGGTTAGCTTACGGCTAAACTCTTGGTTTTCTATAGTAAGGTAATGCGAGCTAGTGCCTACGCCATTAAAACTAGGTGATTTAAATTTGTGCGTAATAGTATCTGCTTTTAGATTTGTAACAAATATACCCACGATTAATATAATCGCAATGACTACTGCACCTTGTGCAATTCTAAGTTTTTCTTTTTGTTCTTGCACTAATTGTTTTTTTGTTTTCTTTTTTTTCTTCATTTTCTAATACCTCTTTATTCTTGTTTTTTAAAACAGTATTAACCTTTGTTTGTAATCGTATCATATCTTGATCTAACAGGCGAAGTTGATCGGTCAATCGTATAATCGTCATTTTCATTTCTTCTACTGCTGGGTTAATAGTATTGTTTACTGTAGTCCAAACGTAATACACAAAATAACCTAGGCCAACGACCATAACTACAGGGAAACCAAAGTCAGCAATTAGCTGAGCTACACTAATCTCGCCTTGCATCTATCTTGCCGTCTTCAACAAAATTTTCTGCTCTAGCTATTCTATCTAAGTCTGGAGGTAAGTTGAGTGCGCTAGATACTGATGTATCAATGCGAATGATATCGTTGTTCATAATGGATGCTCTGGTTATAAGCATTTTTGTAATTCCTTGCACCGTTTTTATTTCATCAACTAAACTGCACATTAATTGTTTCATTACAAGGAATATGAAATATGCCATAACCAAAGCACCAGCAATCGGTACTCCAACCTCAGCTATGAGGTTGAATATTTCCATTACTTATCTTCGCCCTTGAAGCTTTTAGATGCTCCTGAAGTTCCCGCATACAAACCAAACCAAGCTGCTCCTGCACCTACAACAATAGATATAAGACCTGATTGTTCAAAGCTCGGTTCTGGTAAATCCATAAACCACATAACAGTTGTATACAATAATATTATATACACAGTTAAAAACATTCTCGGAAATATTCTCCAAGAGTCTACAGCTTGTGCTAAATGAATCCATTTTTGATGTGGATTAACATTTGTAACATCTTCTAATTCTCTAATCTTATCTTTTAATGCAGATATCTCTTGAATCATAGCCATGAACTTATTAAGGTCCATCTCTACTTCGTTACGATCCATGTCTCCGCCAAATCTTCCTTGTCCATCATTCATTAGTAATCACCCCATATTTTAGTTTTCTTTCCGCCTTCATAAATAACTGCATGCCCCTCGTCTATAAGCATTTGACAAATATCTTTGCCCTCTTCTGTATATGGTATACCCAGTATACGGCCATATTTTCCTTTACCAAGAGACTTAACCTTTATACTACCTACACAAAGTTCTTTAAGTCTTTCTTTAGCAGCAAGGCCTAGTTTCTTTTCTGCTAAGTCTCGTGTTCTTGATTCTGGGGTGTCTATCCCAGCCAACCGTACTCTTTGCTTGTGTAACTTAACGTCAAACCCAAGGTCGAGCGAACAGTCAAAGGTGTCCCCATCAACGATTCGCTCCAAGGTTGCGTTATAAACAAAAGCATCTGGTGCTTGTGCCATTTACTTCTCCTTTGCTTTACCTATGTTTAATGCAAGTAACTCAATACATTTATAAAATTTACCAAGCATTGCATCATCTTTTGGTGTGGGTGTTAAGCTACAAATAATACTTGCAAGTGCAATAACACCTGTAACTATCCCAATCCAATCTCCTATAAATCCAAACATAATTTCCTCCCTTACTTTTGGAACCTTAAGTTTAACAGATTATTCTTCTTTTTCATTAACTGTTACCTTTCTATAGTAAACAACAACATCTTTAAGTTCGGTTATGTATCTTTTAATTTCTTGCATGTTGTATGCCATAGTCTCGTAATCGGGTACGGTCATAGCTAAAAATACTAGTTCACCTTCTTGTTCTTCTATAAGAGCAAACTGTTCCTCAAAGTTTTCTGGGGTTATAGTAAGCCACCTAACTTGCTTAAGGTCTATTTCTCTTGGCATAACTGGTTGCACTATGGTTCTATCCATAGGTTTAGCAGTTACTTCTATCTGTTTAGTCGGAAGTAGGCTGCAACTGCAAGCCATCATCAAGATCATCAACAGTAGCGCTGATGTTCTCAATGTCTTCCATGATATGTTTTGTACCATTATTTATCTTCCTTTGCATGTCAACTGGGTCACCCATAATTTTGTCACTCAGTTCGTAGTTTTTAATAAATTCTGAATATCTGTTTAATTCTCTTTGTGCTGCTTGACTCTTTACCGTCATGTTTTGTAGCTCTGTAGTTTGTAAAGCAAAGTCATTTTGTAAAGAAGCTATTGCTTCTTCTTGTGTAGCTACAGCGCCCTCTAGTTGTAGGTTATTTTGTTTTAAAGTTATGTTTTCTTGGTAGAGCCAATAACCACCTAACCCCAAAACTATAATAATACCTATTAAAACTTGTTGCATTAAGCGTCCTCGATAATATAGTTTAGCCCACCTGCACTTCGATACTCAATAACGTTGTTATCTTCATCTTTAAATTTAAGGTGTTTTTCTTTTTGGATTAGTATCTTTTTAGATATATAAGTTCTGTCATCTGAGTCTCCATACTCTTTGTTAAAAGATACTGTGACTTTGTAACGCGTTCTAAATAGATCTACAATCCACTGTATTATTTTTTTGCATGACTCCTTCATGTATGTGCCTAATTATTTTCCTACTGCTTTTTGTGCCTTTTTGTGTGCGGCAGTAAAAGTACTGCCTTTCATCATAAGATTCTTCATATATTTCATATGCTTTGGAGTATGATGTTTTGAGTGACGTGTCATACTAGCTTGTTGCCTTTTGGTCAAAGCCTTTTTCTTTATAGGTTTTTTCTTTGTTTTTCTTTTATAAGCCATGGTTTATATTATCATGTTCCGTCACTATCTGGAACACCATACAATAAGTTTGTAAATGCCACATCTAAATTATTATTACTTGCAAAAAAAGTAGTAATCCAACCTTTTGCTATATCGTTTGTTACATCTGCTATTTCTACAAACCCACTATCTGATGTATCTACAGTAGAGGGATTAAAAGCAATCATCTCATCTTCTAAAGTGTAAGTATTACCACTGCCGTCGGTATCTGTGCCTACTACTTTAAAATGTACGTTGTATACAATGCTTTTACCGTTTTCTGTTATTTGTTTGTGATAAATATTTTTAACCGTTATCTCAGTAGTAAAGGTATGTAGATCTGATACTGTGCTATTCCAGGCCATTTAATATTCTCCTATGAACTAAACTTAATAAATCTAGCATCTGCTCCTCCCATTAATTGAAAATTGCTATCGCCTTGTGCATAAATAAAAATGTTAAGAGTTCCTGAGCCTGTGTATCTAAAAGCTAGGGGTATATTTGAACTATCTTTGCCCGTAGTTAACCTACTACTGCTTATCCAACCCCCTGTTAAATATTGTAAATCTGGTGTAACTAAAATAGCGTGAGAGGCGCTTTCAGTTATTTTTGTAGTGTCAGAGAAAGTAACACTAGTATTAACATTATTTGAACTACTAGGGCCAAAGGTACCGTCTGAAACTAAAAAGCTAATAGTTTTAATTTGCCCAGCAAAAGATCCTTTAAATACTCTTATGTATCCTGTATAAAACCCAGCGCCCGAACCTATTTCAGCTACGTGTCTATAGTTAAGATCATTTTCGTGCCAGTAACCTAACGTAGTGCCTGTTTTTTCTCCGCCGTTTGATGGTAAAGATAAATCAGTTGTATTTATTTTCGCTGCTGTAATAGTATTAGCACCAATTCTGTCAGCAGATATTGTGCCCGCATTTATCTTGTCAGCACTTAAATCATTTATTTTTGCATTAGTTATCTGCGCGTCAGCTATGAGTGCAGTTGTAATATTTGCTAAAGCAATCTTAGCCGTTGTAACTTGTAGATCACCTATCTTAGCGGTTGTAATAGCCGCAGTACCAATTTTTCCACTTTCTATAGTTGCATCAGCTATACGTGCATTTGTTATAGCTCCGTCTTGTATACGTGCACTGTCTATAAAAACCGTACCGCCGCTAACAATAAAAGGTGCTACATTAGCATTAGTTCCGTTCCATATCGCAAACTTATCTGCTTGGAACTGCACGAATGATTGTGCGCCTGAGCCATCACTAGCACTAGACCCAATAACCATACCAGCTACAGACTTACTACCATTTGATTCAGTAGTAGCTTGTAACACAAACATAGCGTTAAGATCGCCTGTATGACTAGCTGTAGTAGTATTTAAAGTAGTAATAGAACTAGAATTACCCCCAACAGTGGATGTCAAACTATTAATACTATTTGTTAAAGCTGTATCTGCGTTAGCTCTTGTTGTAGCTTCAGAGGTAATTGAAGCAGTAAGGGTGTTGTTATTATTTGTAACTGTAGAAGTTAAGCTAGTTATATCTGAAGCTAAAGCCGTATCTGCATTTGCCCTTGTTGTTTGTTCAGTAGATATAGCAGACGTATTTGAATTTACAGTAGTCGTCAAACTAGTCAAAGAAGACGCAGTAGCACTTTGTGCGTTAGTAACAGTAACTATGTCTCCCTGTGCTGTAGCCATAGCTGCAGTTAAAGTGCTTCCTGTAAAACTAGTGCTACCAAATAATGTAACTAATGTCGCATCACGCCCTGCTACCCAAGCATTGTTTGCTGCATTTCTCGTGTATATTTGGCCATCATCTGTATCAAACCATATATCATTTACAACCAATGCAGATCCATCTTCTCTTACAGTAGGGGCACCACTGCTTCTTATGACTCTAGCAGGTACTGCAGCTTCAGTAGTTATTAGTCCTGTAATTATAGAATAGCCTGGAAGCTGTTGAAGCGTTTCAGATAACTGTTGCATAACAGCTGCAATGTTCTCTACTGTATTTGCTTTAGTACCATTAGTTTTGTTAAAGGGACCTCTTACATTATCAGTGCTTACAAACCTAACCCAATAAAAATAAGTTTGGTCATAACCTACAGGGTCAGTAATAATAAAAGAAGCAGTAGTTGTTATAAGAGTTGCAGTGCCTACTTCATCATCTCTTGAACGCCACACCTCTGTAAAAGCATGATTGTTGTATTGAGCAGGATTCCAATCTACAATAATTTCTGTAAAAGCACCAGAAGCTTCTAATCCTGTAGGGGCAGGAGGGATATCAAGATTTCCTGGGGGGTCTTTATCTGGAGGGAGAAAATCAATTGGACCATTTGGGTCAAAAGGTCTGTTGCTAAATTGTTTAGCTAGTCCACTATCTATAAGTTCTCTAAGAGTTATAGCTCTATCTAACGGATCACCACGTCTACCTAATCGTATTTCTTGTGCTTCTTTCATAGAGTCAAGAGTGTCTCGTAACTCTCTGTCTACGGTTGTAGGTATATTTTTTAGGGCAGGAACTTTGGTACTCATTAGATAGCCCTTAGTTCATCTATTGATTCCCCTACACAAATTTCATTAACAACAGTAGCTCCTTCAACTTCTACTGCAAAAGTTTTATGGACACTAGCTGGTAAACGAACAACAGGTTCTGTTATAGAGGTAGAACTAAAGCTAGGTGTAGTTCCAGTTACGGTAAAAGCACTACCAGAAGTAGCTATGACACTATTGTATATAATACTACCATCTCCATATACTTTTACTCTTACGGGATAGGTTTCTGCATCTACCTTAGCAAACCCCATACTAGTAGGTTTAGGCATAACATACTCTTTAGACTTCCAATTGTAAGTTAAATTAGTGTTACTACCTTGGAACTTTTTAATCGTGTTGCTTATAATTAAATATAACTGGCTATCGTCTGGATCTGTATGTCCGCCTCGTATTAAGCCACTTGCATCTAAATCTACAAAACTAGTTCCATCAGATACTCTTGGGTCAAAAATAAAACCACCATAGCCACTACCTGTAGAATAAAAACCTATGTACCTTTCTTCCCACATAAAACCTGTAATAGTCGCAGGATAATATATAGATTGCCATTGACTAGGAGTTATTATAGCTTCAGTCATATTACGTACACTTGTGCCTTCAGCTGCAATCAAGCCATCCGGGCTAGCATATATAACATATGGGCCCATATCTACTAAAGATCTTTTGTTTAAATTAGCGTGTGAGCTTTCTATACGTATAGCAGTCATAGAAGAAGGATCTGAGCCAGTTACTAGATAAGGCACACTTTTTGTAGTAACTAAAATACCATTAGACACAACTTTCATACCTACTATTTCTTCTTCTAATGTAATTCTATAGTTTGCTGGCCAAGCATGAGGTAAAAAAGCTTCAGAAAAACATATACGTTTACCTGTAAAACCTGCAAACACGCCCCCTGGTAACGCACATAGTCCCTTCATAGGCCCATCAGGATATAAAGCGGTATCGTCATCTGGTGGTGCAATCCACGTAGTAGAAGGTATAACCTCAGCTAGTTCATTGTTATTTGATGTATCTGAAAAAGTAGTTGTAGCAAGTGTTACCTCTCCTACAAATTGAAATGCGGTGGTATTTGAGCCTGTGTTAGATCTGTATATACGTTTTTTAGATAAATTAGTATTGGATTTTGCACTACTAGTTTCTAAGTTACTTAAGCTGACTGTTTGGTTATCATCTGTTGTTATAACAGTAGAAGCAGCAGAAGGTGGTCCTTCTTCTCCATATGCTGTTACAAAGGTATAAACATAAGATGTTTCAAAGTCTATATTAGCATCTGATGGCCCACCAAAAGAAGCACCATTTGTTACAGAGCCTGAAGCCCCGTTACCAGTAGCAGAACCACTTGTTTCTACTGTAAGAGTTGTGCCAGAGGGGGTAGATACTATTTTAAAATCTCCGTTTATCTCATCGGCCGTAAGGCCATTTGTATCACTAAAACCCGCAAGTGTAACGAACTGATTTGCGGCACTATTATGAGCACTTGCAGTAGTTACGGTTATAGTACCAGAGCCACTTGCAGTAGTTACCGTTGCATTTATTTGTGTTGGAGAGGCCACAGCCACAGTTGGAGCAGCTGTAGGTGCGGGTACGCCTAGCCTATAAAAAGCATTAGGGTAAGGTGCACTACCTAAAATAATATCACTTCTACCCATTCTAGGAAAAGATTGACCAGACCAATAAATCGTGTCATTAGTATCTCCTGCTATGGGCCCACGCACGACATCTACATCTTCATCAA